AGCGTAAATTTAAAGTGTACCCCTCGGCGTACGCAAACATGTACGCATCAGCAGTATGTTCAGGTAAAGTCACACCAGGTGGCAAGAAGAAAAGAAAAAAAGCCATGGGTGGTGGAATGATGGACAGAACTATGTACAGCAATGGTGGATCTGTAGCTAAAGGATGTGGTGCTGTTATGTCTGACAGAAAGAAAAAAACTAGGATTGTCTAGTGAGAACTTACTATTCAAAAGGTGGCGGATTAAGAGAATGGGTCAAACAAAATTGGGTCGATATTGCAAACAAGCGGCCGGATGGTTCGTACCCGAAGTGTGGAAGAAGTGGTGGCGAAAAAAGAAAAAAATATCCAAAATGCGTGCCTATTGCAAAAGCAAGAGCGATGAGCAAAGGGCAGCGTGCGGGTGCCGTAAAAAGAAAACAACAAAAAGCGAATACAGGCCCTACACCTAGTAGAGCTGCAACCTTTGCAAAGAAAAAGAAGACGGCATAATGAGTAAATTATATAATAAAAAACAAGACGTAAAATCCTTTGTCACTGAAAAGAAAAAGAAAGAACTACCTAGAGGTTTACAAATAGATACTACTACAGGTGAAGGAGCTAATATTAAAAAAATGGCTAAAGGTGGTAGAGTAGAATATTCAAAAGGCACAATGCCTGCAAGAAACAAAAAGAATTTTAGATCTACAAAAAGTGGAGCTGGAATGACAGAGGCTGGAGTTAAAGCTTATAGAAGACTTAACCCTGGTTCTAAATTAAAAACAGCCGTGACAGGAAAAGTAAAACCTGGATCAAAAGCTGCTAAACGTAGAAAATCATACTGCGCAAGATCGCTCGGACAATTAAAACGAGCATCAGCTAAAACAAGAAACGATCCTAATTCACGAATCCGTCAGGCAAGAAGGAGATGGAAATGTTAAAAAAAGACAAAATAAAAAAAGTGATCAAAGGATTGGGCAAAGCAGTTAAAGCTCATACTAAACAAGCTAAGATGTTGAAAGGAGCTATAAATGGCGGATCCAAAAAAAGGAACGGGAAAAAAGCCTAAAGGTTCTGGTAGAAGACTCTACACAGACGAGAATCCTAAAGATACAGTTGGAATAAAATTTGCTACACCAGCAGATGCAAGAGCAACTGTTGCAAAAGTTAAACGGATTAACAAACCGTTTGCCAGAAAAATTCAAATCCTAACAGTTGGAGAACAGCGTGCCAAGGTTATGGGTAAATCACAAGTCGCTAGTATTTTTAAGAAAGGAAAAAATGCAATTAGAAACAGTAATAAATAAACTTATTAGATTTTTAAACTCTAGAGTAGAACAATTGTCTATATCAGTCACATCTGGAGGTGTTGACAATATGGAAAATTACAAGTATATAATAGGACAAATCAATGCATTGGAATCAGTGCATCAGGAAATCTCTAACCTGCTAAACGATAAGGAGCATAATGAAGGAACAGTCATCGATATTAACACCAAACAATGATCTTATTGGTGTAAAAAAATCAGAGAAAAAAGAAGAAGAAGTAAAAGGAAAAATTCCACAACCTACGGGTTGGAGACTTTTGGTTTTACCTTTTAAAATGAAAGAGAAAACTAAAGGTGGATTAGTATTAGCCGAAACTACATTAGAGAAGCAGCAAGTTGCATCACAGTGTGGTTTGGTTTTAGCTATGGGTCCAGATTGTTATAAGGATAAGGAGAGATATCCTGATGGTCCATGGTGCAAGGTCAATGAATGGGTAATGTTTGCACGTTACGCTGGTTCACGGATCAAGATTGATGGTGGGGAAATACGTCTGCTAAACGACGATGAAGTGTTAGCAACAATAGATAGTCCAGAAGACATATTGCATGAGTTTTAATCATAGGAAGGAGTAAACTATGCCAGACGAAGAAAAGAAAACTGTTGATATTGATACATCGGGACCTGGTGCAGAAATTGATCTGCAAGAGGAGAAAAAAGAAAACGAAATCGAGGTAGAAAATGAAACAGTTGAGAACAGTGCTGAGTCCGATAATTCATCTGAGAAATCTGATGAGCAGTTGGATGTTCAAGCCGAAGAAACAACGAAACAAGAAGAAGTAAAACAGGACGACGGAAAATTAGAAGAATATAGTAAAGGTGTTCAATCACGAATTGCTAAACTTACTCGTAAGATGAGAGAAGCAGAACGTAGAGAACAAGCTGCTATAGAATATGCTAGGTCAGTTGAAGAAAAAAGAAAACAAGATCAATCTCGTTTTCAAAAAACAGATTTAGATTATTTAGAAAAATTTGAGAAAACTGTTGGTGCTGGATTAGAGGCTGCAGAGCGAGAACTTGCAGCAGCTATCGAGTCACAAGACGCAAAAGCTCAAATTGCAGCAAATAAAAGAATAGCAGAACTCTCTTTTGAGAATGCTAGAATTAAACAAGCAAAACAAAACAAAGAACAGGTTAGTGCAGAACCAACTGTACGATCTGCTGACAGTGGAAACATTGCACAGCCTCAACCTGAAAGTACACCAATGCCAGATCCAAAAGCGGAAGCTTGGGCTGCTAAAAATACATGGTTCGGAAGTAATAGAGCCATGACTAATACAGCTATAGCACACCACCAAGATTTGGAAAATGAAGGTTATGATACGACTTCAGAGGACTATTATCAAGAGATAGACCGAAGAATGAAAGTTGACTTTCCAGCTAGATTTGGTAATACTACAGAAGAGAAAACGTCCGCTCCCGTGCAAACGGTTGCATCGGCTTCACGAAGCGTAAAACCTGGACGCAAAACTGTGAGACTCACTTCTTCTCAAGTAGCAATAGCTAAAAAATTAGGAGTGCCACTCGAAGACTACGCAAAACAATTAAAACTCACGAAGGAGGCATAAGCGTATGGAAAAAGAAAATAAAACTACTTCTCGTGCGAGTCAAACTAGGTCAAAGACTGAAAGACCAAAAGTTTGGGTCCATCCGTCAGCTCTAGACGCACCCCCTGCACCTGATGGTTTCAGGTATAGATGGATAAGAGCAGAAAGCGTTGGCTTTCAAGATACGAAAAACATATCTGGAAGATTAAGAGAAGGATATGAACTAGTAAGATCTGAAGAAGTCGAAAATGCATCTGACTATCCGACCGTTGAAGACGGGAAATACAAGGGAGTTGTTGGAGTTGGAGGCCTTCTACTTGCGAAGGTACCTGAAGAGATCGCGAAGCAAAGACAAGCGTATATGACTGACCGTCATAAACAAAGAGACGAAGCTGTAAGAAACGATTTAATGAAGGAGCAGGATAGTAGAATGCCGATCAATGTTGAAAGGCAATCTCGTGTAACCTTCGGTGGTACTAAGAAATAATTTTTTAACTATTTCTAAATCACTGGATTAAATTAACCGTATCTATCCTTAGGATAGGTGCATATGGAGAAACAACTATGGCAAATAGAAACACACAAGGTTTTGGTTTAGTTGCTGCAGGAACGCTTGGTTCAACACCAGCGACTTCTGGGCAAGGTAAATACAAAATCGATGCGGGTTATGCAACTACTATATTTAATGGTGGTGCTGTTGCTTCTGCTGCTGGTTACATCGTTGAAGGACAAGGAACTGATACTCCTATCCTAGGCGTACTAAACGGAATATTCTACAACGCGGCTACAACTTTAAAGCCTACGTTTGCGAATCATTACGTTCAAGTAACACCAGCAAACTCAGAGGACATCGATGCATTTGTATTCGATAACCCACAACAACAATATGTAGTAGCAACTGATGCTGCTGTAGCACAATCTGGATATCTAGAAACGTATGACATGAATACTTCTGCTGGTAGTACAACTACTGGTAAGTCTTCAGCTACTTTAGATATCGGAGATACAAGTGCTGATGCAGCTTCATGGAGATTATTAAGATCTGCTGAAGATCCTGAAAACGATGAAAATGCGGCTTTCAGATCTGTAGTAGTAGTTGCTAATCTAATTGAACTACAATCGTAATAGGAGAATAGGAGATAAATTATGGCTATATCACGATCACAACTAGTTAAAGAACTAGAGCCAGGATTGAATGCACTATTCGGCCTGGAATATAAAAGGTATGAAAATCAGCATGCTGAGATTTATACTACAGAATCATCTGACAGAGCTTTTGAAGAAGAAGTAATGTTAAGTGGTTTTGCAAACGCACAAGTAAAAGGTGAAGGTTCTGGAGTTTCATTTGATGAAGCACAAGAAACTTTCACAGCTCGTTACACTCACGAGACTGTAGCTTTAGCGTTCGCGATTACTGAAGAAGCAATCGAGGACAACTTGTATGACAGACTTGCGTCTAGATATACAAAAGCTTTAGCTAGATCTATGAGTAATGCTAAACAAGTAAAAGCAGTTGAGCCTCTAATTCAAGGTCTTCCGACTACGGATGGTTTTGATTCAGGTGACGGTGTATCTTTATTTAATACATCACACCCAACAGTGGCTGGAACTTTTGCTAACACTTTAGCAACTCAAGCTGACCTTAACGAAACTTCATTAGAACAATCTTTAATAGATATTGGTCAAATGAGCGACGAAAGAGGTTTAAGAATTGCTGCAAGAGGAGTAAAAATGATTGTTCCTTCTGAGCTACAATTCACAGCTGAAAGATTGATGAAGTCTCAAGGTAGAACTGGAACAGCTGATAACGATATAAACTCAATCGTATCTATGGGAATGATTCCTCAAGGATACAGAGTCAACAATTACTTAACTGACTCAGATGCGTTCTATATCATTACAGACGTACCTAATGGTATGAAAATGTTCAACAGAGCACCATTGACTACAGCAATGGAAGGTGACTTTGACACTGGTAATGTTAGATACAAAGCTAGAGAAAGATACTCTTTTGGAGTTTCTGACCCTAGAGGTATCTTCGGCGTTGAAGGTGTTTAATAACTAAAATTTATGGGGCCGACATAATTCGGCCCCATTTACAATATAAACGGTGAGATTCATGAAAAAATTTTTAGTTAACATTTGGGCGTATAATCATCACGCAAAATTTAAAGTTGACTCAAAAGATTCCCCAACAGACCTGGAACAATCTATCCTTGACAAACTTGGAGAAAACAGTATAGTTTGGGAAAACCTTGGAAATAGTTATAATGACAAGGTAAATAGAATAACCTATGAGGAGGTTATAGATGATACAAGACCTATACAAACGAAAAAGGTCCTTGGAGTTGAAGTGGGAACAGGAGCATCTGGATAATAACAGATACACTCTTGAGATGGTTAGAATTGACGATAAAGTCAAACAGATCATCACAGACATAAAGCTTGAAGAAGCTAGGATTGCCCACATACAGAACAGTGTTGAAAGTTCTGCTCCAGAAGTTTCAGTAGCTTCTTAATACAAAAGCTACATCGTTGAATAAATTCAATTCACACTACAGGCTCTCTTGCACTCTACTCAAAACTAGTATATAGTTTTGTTACTATACAATTAATTAGAATACTGACGAGTATAGTCGACGGCCTAGAGACAGTATTCGGAAACTAGGAGGATATAATTATGGCACAAACTACGTTTTCAGGACCAATATTAGCTGGTACTATTAAAAATACTACAGGTACTACTGTTGGAACTGACATGAAAAATACTGGTCAAGTTGTAATGGCACAAACTTTTGCAGCAGACTTATCTGGAGGAGCACTTGCAGCAACAGCAACAAGTGTAATCATTCCAGCAAACTCACAAATCATTGATTGTGTAATTGATGTAATTACAGCATCATCAGATGCAACTAACATCAGTGTTGGTTTTGTGGGAGGAGCAGCTACTGCTCTTGTTAACACATTTGCAATCGGAACTACTGCGGGTAGAAAATACCCTACAACTCAAGCAGGTGGAGCTTTAGCTTGGGAAGATATTGGAACTTCTGACCAAAGACTTAATGTAACTAACTCTGCAGCTACAAGTGCTGGTGAAGTTAGAATTACTATTTTGTATCAACAAAATAATAATTTAAGCTAATAAATAATTAGTGTGGGGCTTCGGCCCCACATAAATTTTAATGGAGAAACAAATATGAGTTCAGATCAAAAGTTTACAAATATAGCAAGCACAGGTCAGGTAAAAACTATTTCTGGTGGATCTACTAATATAGGTCCTGCTAGAATAACTTACATACAAGCAAAAGGAGTTGCTGATTCTGTGTTGGTATTAAGAGATATTTCATCTGGTAGTACAGGAGCTAAAATTTTCGAAGCTGATTTTGGTACAGAGGGTTTAGATATATATGTACCAGGAAACGGTATTAGATTCGAAAATGGTATTCATGCTACTATGACTAACACTACGTCTCTTACTATCGGCTACACTGGCTAGGAGGCTAAATGGCTAACACTACCTCTGGAACTACAACGTTCGACAAAACGTTTTCTATTGATGAAATAATAGAAGATGCATTTGAACGTATTGGTTTACAAGCTGTTTCAGGAAATCAGTTAAGATCAGCAAGACGATCTCTTAATATTCTTTTTCAAGAATGGGGTAATAGAGGTATTCACTATTGGGAAGTAGGAGAATTAGATCTTGATTTAATTGAGGGACAAGCTGAATATAAATTTTTTAGAGCAAGTTCAGATGGCACAAGTGCTACATCTAATCCTAATGGAATTTATGGAATATCCGATGTCCTTGAAGCACAGTTAAGAAATAATAGAACTCAAACTACTCAATCAGATAGTCCAATGACAAAAGTAGATAGATCTACTTATGCAGCCTTTTCAAATAAACTTTCTAAAGGAACACCTAATCAATATTGGGTTCAAAGATTTATTGATCATGTTAGTATTAGTATCTACCCAACACCTGACTCAACTAATGCATCTAAAGATATGCATTTTTATTATATAAAAAGAATTCAAGATGTTGGAAATTATACAAATGCAACAGATATTCCATTTAGATTTGTACCTTGTATGACTTCAGGTTTATCTTTTTATCTTGCACAAAAATATCAACCACAATTAGTTCAACAAATGAAATTATATTATGAAGATGAATTAGCTAGAGCACTCGCGGAAGATGGTTCAGCTTCTAGTACATATATTACACCAAAAGCTTACTACCCAGGAACGTAATGTCAAAATATGCAACAGGAAAATATTCAAAAGCTATTTCAGATAGATCAGGTATGGAATTTCCATATAAAGAAATGGTTAGAGAATGGAATGGTTCATTTGTTCATTACACAGAGTTTGAACCTAAGCAACCACAATTAGAACCTAAACCTATTGGTGGAGATGGTATTGCATTATTACAAGTAAGACCAGATAGAATAGAACCAATTACAACTGTAATGATTTCTAATAATGGTTTTGAAACTTACAAAGCAGGGTCTGGAATCATAAACGTTTTTTCACCTGGTCATGGTTTAACAAATGGAACAACATATTTATTTAGAGGTGTACCTACAACATCACCTGGAACAGGTACATCAACTAACCCTGTTTTTGCTTATGCAGCTATTCCTAATTTTGATGGAATTACAGGAGCACAAATAGGACAGGGTTCAGGTTATGCTATCACAACAGGAAGATATAAAAATGATGCAAGAGACACTACTGATTATTCAGTAACTAATTTCTTCTTCTTTACAGTTAATTCAGATACTGCTACAACTGGTGGTGTAAAAGGAGGAGGCTACGGTTGTTCCGTTGGGCCTATAACAATAAGCGCATGATAAATAAAATTTGGAATTGGATAAAAAATATTTTTAAACCTGAAAAACAGGATCCTCATATTGAAATGTATGAAGAAACTGCAAAACAAAAAAAGATACGTTTAAAACATAAAGGTGATATTAAGTAATGGCAGGATTTACATACGCAACATTAACAACAGCAATTCAAAATTATACTGAAACAGATACAAATGTTTTAACATCTACTATCACAGATCAGTTTATTGAAAACTCTGAGCTTAGAATTTTAAGAGATGTGCCATTAGATGCATATAAAAAACAATCTATAGGTAATTTAGTTACAGGACAAAATACAATTAACGTACCTGCTAAAACTTTATTTGTAAAAGGTGTGCAAGTTTATGATTCAAC